TTATAACTGGTTAGATAATCACGGTGATGTACATTTATCGGGGTGCTTTGCTAAGTCAATAAGTGAGCGTGTACCGTTTTTCTTAGCCGACCATAAGCACGATGTTACTGCAAAGGTGGGAATAATTAACGAGGTAATGGAGTCACCAATAAGTTGGGCAGAATTAGGAATTGATAAAGATGGGAATACCGAGTGTTTAAAGGCAAATGTTGATATTATCGAGGATCTAAACAAAAGTGTATATTACCAATATAAAAATGGTATGATTAACCAACACTCAGTTGGAATGGAATACATACAACTGGATATTGCCATTAACGATACTTACGATAAAGATGGTTATGCAAATTGGTTAAAATACTTACCGATGTTAGGCAATCCAATCGAAGCTGAGGAATGTGGTTACTTCTACCTAGTTAAGGAAGCGAAATTGTTTGAAATAAGCGCAGTTTTATCGGGTAGTAATATACTTACCCCAACCATGCAAGACGATGCCGTTATAAAAGAAATTTATAATAAATTTGGAGATATAGAAAAATTTTATGAATTTTGTAAAATCACTCTAGGAACTGAGCCGAATGTAATCACTCAGGTAGTAGAGCCGAAAAAGAAAAGCTATTATAAACATTTAATTAAAAAGTAAAAACAATGGAAAACTTTACAGCAGAAACAACCTTTGAGGAATATTTAGGAATGTTGGGTATTGCCAACTTCGATGAATTACCTGAAGAGGAACAAGCGAAATTAGTGCAAGACTACCAAGACGCTTTAGCTAACTTGGTTAAAATGTACGAAGAAGAAAACAAGAAAAACAAAACTCAAATTTCAGTAATGAAAAACCAAATGGAAATTGGGTTCAAAGAATTATCTAAAAAAATTGAAAAAATGAAATCAGTAGAAAGCGTAGTAAAGAGCTTTAGCGCTCAAATTCGTGAAAGCTTAATGGCTAACAAACAAGCGTTAAGCGATTTAAAGAACGATAAAAATAAATCCGTAGTATTTAAGGCGGTTGGTAACATGACCTTTAGCGGTAACTTATCAGGCGGTAACGTACCTGTTGAGGACCGTATCGAGGGTTTAAATGTAATTGCATCGAGAGAAAACAAATTCTTATCGGCATTACAAGCAAAAGCAACTTCAAGCAATGTTATTAGTTGGGTAGCTCAAGCGAATAAAGACGGTGCAGCGGGACAAACTGCTGAGGGTACTGCTAAAAACAAAATTGATTTTGATTTAGTTGTTGCTTCAGAGAATGTTAAGAAAACAACAGCGTACATTAAAATTTCTAACGAAATGTTAGACGATGTTGATTGGATGCAGTCAGAAATCGAAGCGGAGTTAATGAGAGAGTTATTCAAAGCAGTTGAGAACGGTGCATTTAGCGGAGACGGTACAGGTGCTAATTTGAAAGGTGTTAAAACCGTAGCAACTGCGTTCGCAATTACAGGAGCTGACTTTGGCGAAGTAGTTGTTAACCCTAACATCGTGGATGTATTGGTTGCGGGTAACTTACAAATTGAATTAGCTGAACAAGGTCAAGCCTCTTTATGCTTCTTAAATCCTAGAGATATAGCGAAATTAAAAGTTCAAAAAGTAAGTGGAACAGATAAGAGATACATCGACCGTTTACAAACTATCGGGGACACTTTATTATTAGACGGAATTACTAAGATAGTTCCAACTACTTTAATCCCTACAGGAGAATTCTTAATGGGTAACTTTGATAAAGCGTACTTAGTAGAAAAAGACGGTGTTAAATTTGACATCGGCTACGAAAACGATGACTTCACTAAAAACTTTGTTACATTATTAGCTGAGTGGAGAGGTGCGGTAGTTGTTAAGACTAACGATAGAACGGCGTTTATCAAAGGCGACTTTGCATCTGCTGAAGCATTATTACAAACTACGTAATCTTTCTTTCATATCATAGTAGTTTAATTGTTGAATGGTGGGGGCGTAATTGCCCCCACTTTTTTTTTGGTAATATGAATAAAGTAATATACATAATGGCAATATATCAACGCCATGAATTAACTAAGATAGTGTTAGACTATTATCGGGGTTTAGGTATTGATTTAATAATTGCGGGTAGTGAGGGCGTAATAAGTCAAGATTTGGCAAAAGGGTTTAAGTATATCGAAACGCCAAACAGTCCGCTAACTTACAAGAATAATGCAATGTTAAAAGAGGTGCAGAAATATGAACATGACGCGGTTGTGTTGTTGGGTAGTGATGACTTGATTTGTCCTAATACGGTGGAATTTTACAAGCACCTAAAAACAGATAAAGTATTTGGGTTTAGTGATATTTATTTTTATTCAACTGAGCATAAACAACTCGGATATTTAGAACTCGACAAACATTTTGGAGCTGGGCGTTTTTTCCCTAAGTCGGTATTAGAAAAATGCAATTATAAAGCTTGGCAAAGGCAAATAGATAGGGGGTGCGATATGGAAACAGAACGATATTTTAAAACATTGGGGATTGAATTTGAGCGAATAAGTATAAAGAAAAACAATCTTTTTTTAATAGATATAAAGCACGATTATAATATCTCGAGCAAAAACATTATCTTTGCTTGTAAGAAAGAAAACTTTAATATTATGGCTAAAAAAGTAGGAAAACAAACAGCGAATAAAGTAGAGCAGTTAACATTTACACCTAAAGCAGTGTTAAACGGTTACGTGCGTGTAATTTGTAACGACAAAAACGAAAGTTTAAAGGGGCGTACATTGTTGTTGCCTGAGGAAAAAGCAAACTTAATAGTGGCTAAAGGTTGGGGAGTTTATGAGGGTTAAGATAGAGGGCAAGAATTACGAGGTTAAGACCTTGTTCGGCGAGTATAAAATAAAAGATTTAATTTGGGCAAATCGTATCTTAAGGGAAAACGATATGAGCCCTCGATTTTGTATGAAGTTGCTTAAAGAAACGACTAACATCCCTGTTGAGGTGCTCGAAATATTGGATTTTGAAAGCGAAATAAAGGTACTTGCTGAAATGAGTTTAATCGGTTTGCGTACTCCTGATATAGATGTGTTCATGGATTATGTGCAAGTGGACGGTGTTAAGTACTACAAGCGTGAAGAATTGTTAACCTTAAGCGGTATAAAGGTAATGTTTGGTAAAAACAACTTTAAACAGTTTGCATTAATGGGGCAGTTGCACGATATATTAGCACGTAATAAGGAAGTTGATCCTACAAACTTAGCTTCATTGGTTGCGGTGTTGTATGGCGAAGACTTTTCGGATAAGGCGATAGAGGAACGAGCAAAAAAGTTTATGGAGTTGGATTTGTATTCGGCTTTTAGCGGTTTTTTTTTGTTTCAAAGGGAATGGAACAAATTTCTAAATTGTTTGTCGGAATTTTCACAAATGAGAGTTCAAGCGCTGTTAAGTATCGAGCGTTTGCAAAGAAAATTATTGAAAACAATTTTTGGTTTTCTTTTGCCTTTGAGGTGGCAGAAATGGGAATTTTTAATAAACCTAACAAGACGCCTTTAGAGAGTGTACATGAAACTAACTGCATGGATGTACTGCACTATTTAAACGTAAAACAAGCACAAGCTAAATTAATAAATTATGATTAACAAGATTATTGAATTACTTGAAGAAGTTGCAACCGCCTACACTTATGTACAGGGGTTTAGTTATGCAAGTCCCTACGAGATGAACGGCGCACCAAGTATGCAATTTCCTCATATTTTAGTAGCTGATACACCTGATTGGAGTAATAAAGGCGAATATCGTGGCAATGGTTTAGGCAATAAAACAACGTGGGATTTAAGAATATTCCTATTTGACACTTACAACCAAGCCGAGCGTACAACGGTGGGACGTGCAACCAAGCAACAGGAATTAAAGACTGCAATGGATAGGTATTTGGCAGAGTTCAAATACAGGGCGTTAAATGAGTTGGGTTACAATGTAGAGTTAAGCAATGGATTTGTAGCCAAACGCCAAATGAATGGTAAATTGGAACAATGTAGTGCCAACTTGAGGGTAACAGGCAACAACACGTGTGATTTAGGAGTTTTTGAATATGCTGGATAGTTGGAGAGCAAAAGGGTTGGAATTAATCGGGGAGTTTGTGCTCGATTTGATGAAAACGGAACTTGAGGAACAAGGGCATAGGGCAACGGGGAAGCTAATTGATAGTATGACTTACAAAATCAATGGCGATAGTATTGAGTTTTACGCTGAGGATTATGCGAAATTTGTGGATAGTGGGCGAAAAAAGGGAGCTAGAAAAGTGCCGATAGATGCGTTAATTGCGTGGATTGAGCAGAAAGGTATAGCAAGTGGAGATACAGAGGTTAAAAAAGTAGCTTACGCAATCCAAACGGCTATATATAAAGAGGGTAGCCCAACGGTTTTAAGTTTGGAACACTCAAAAAACGGCAGAAGAAAGGACTTCATAAAGTTTGCAGTTACGGAAAATGAAAAGATTATACTTCAAAAAGTAGTAGAAATATTCGATAAGACGGTTAAAACCGAGTTTATAAATGAAATGGTAAATATTAGAAAGCAATGGCAACAACGAACTTAGGACTTTTAGGCAGTCCGTACTTAACACAAAAGAGGGTAGCAAGGGCACAAACTAATAATGCAAGTGTAATACAAATGCGTATGACCGTAACTATTGACGCGGTTGATTATGTATTTGAGCAACTACCAGATATTGGAACGAGCAACCTATTCACGTTTGAATTGAATAGCTTTTTACGGAACTTTGTAGTAAGCAGTTTAAAAACTTTAAGCTCGGGTAGTGTTGCAAGTGGTAACACAACTTTGTTCACGTACGTTTTTGTTGGCTTAGACGTTAACAACGATGTTATAAGCGGGGAAACGTCCGCAAGTGGCACAAACGTAGTAATGAATTACAGCAGTGATGATTTAAACCCTATTGATATTGCCGATTATCTGAACTCGAATACAGGTATAGCAACCAACTTGCTTTTAACAGACTTTTTAAACCCAAGAAAGGTAATATTAAA